TGTACCTTCAACAAGGCCAATTGGGTGAGTATCGGAATAACCTTGGCGGTTTAAAAACATACCGATTAGCGTGTCAATGCAGGCTTCATCGTGTGCGACTTTTTGAAATTGGTTGTTCATTTGGTTTGGGTTTAGAGGGTTAGTTGCTACCGTTTTGGTATATGCAAATATACATACATATATATATATGTTACAAATCTTTTTATATTTTTTTTTCTGCGTTTCCAGCGTTTAAACGCACATTCCAAAAAAAAGTTTAGAAAAAGCCTTCCCGACAAGCCTTGATTACAGGCGCATCAAGCGGAAAGCCAAGATGGACAGCACCAATCCGAGTGCTATTCCGAACCACACAAATGCCATCCGATTCTTGCGCTTTGCAGGCCCGACTTTCACCACGCGTTCAATCGTTACCGTGTCGCGCTCTACGAAGCGTTGTATGACCGTATCTCTGCGCAGTTGGATGCGAATACCACCCCGATAATTTGATGCGCTTAAAACGCTTGTTTTCGTGCTGTCCGTTAATCTGAACTGCCGCAGGATGCCCGCACTGTCGCAGGGGTTTTCGATGTACAGCTCGGTATAGTGCGGCACCTCAATCAATACGCTGTCCCTGTGGACCACCGTGTTGGTCCGCACCTCCACTGCCTTGCGACAGCACCCAGCCAATAGCAGGCTAAATATGAGCGTACTCGCTTTTAGCATCGAAGGAAGGGCAAGCCTTGTTTACGCGTGGGAAGTCGCGGTGGCCTTGAATCTGGGCGTTTGGGTACTTGGCCCGCCACGCGTGTAGGACTTGACTGAGTGCGTCCTTTTGGCCCTGCGTTCGATTGTCCAGCGGATTGCCCCTTGAATCAATGCCGCCAATATAGCTGACGTGTAGGCTAACGCTATTAACGCCAGCCACCCCATTGCAAATCTCATCATCCTGCGCCAAAGTGATAACCTCGCCATTTGCCTTTACGATTTTGTGGTAACCATTCGCCTTCCACCCAAGCCGTTCACGCCAATAGCGTTGGATGCTTTCAACGGTTGTGCTTTGTGGCGTGGCTGTGCAATGGACCATAAGGTACTTAATGGTTCTCATATCGCGAATTTAAGTAGTATGCAACTTCACCACCCACTCAGTCCTGTCTCGATGCTTCCCATTGTCTTCCGTTGTCCGCAGGCGTTCCTGTTGCAGGTTCAGCCAATAGCCACCAAGCGGCTTCGGTGGTCTTCCTTTTTCAACGTGAAACCCAAATTCACCTGCACCGTACTCCTCTTTGTATGTGCTGGTGCGCACCTGATGTACACGCCTCTGCTGGATGATGTCTTGGGTGCGATTGAAATATTGTACCATATTGACGTGGTGGTAAAGCTCGTGAACGTGACCTTGCCACGTCAGGTCGTAGCCTTCCACGAATGACATAATGCGTTGGTCTTGGATGACGCCCTTGGTCACTGGGCCGCCTCCGCCGCTTCCGTGGTAGTAGTGGATGACGAAGGCGCGATGCAGGCCGCTACGAATTTTCCCCAGCACCTTCAACGTACCGCCGTAGCCACCCAACTGCAGGTTGCTTTGGTTCTTGTAGTTGTAGATGCTTTGAAACATTTGAAGCGGGTCAAACTCCATATGCTTGATAATCTGCGTTTCGTGATTGCCGTAGCCTATCAATAGCAGGTTGTCCTTGTACGGCGTGAACCACTCCACCGCATCCTCGACCACCGCTTGCAGGTAATTGCCCTTGTTGTGTTCGGGCCTGATGTCGTCTTTGGATTTACGCGGGTCGCCTTTGCCTTGCATCAAGCAGAAGAAGTCGCCGTTTACGATGATACCTGCGCCCTTCGCCTTTGCCGCGTCCAAGTGCCTTTTGAGCAGGTCGCGGTCGCACTTCGGGTTGTCCCAATGCAGGTCGGAAATTAGCAGTAAGTTCAGTTCGTCACCCGTGTAGTTCAGGGTGTGGATGTTAGCCGCGTTCCGCGTTATTATCACTGGATAGGGTTTTGAGAATCTTTGCCTCCAACACCTCGGCAATCTTTACTCCACTGAATCCGACCAAGAATGCCAAGCCGTACTGGATGTTGGGCGCGTTTATGTTCAGGAAGCCAATTATCACAGGCGCGAGGTAGGTGGCGCATAGCGACCCCGAAAAGACGCTGACCAACTGCAACTTCCAATTGCGTTGCTTGGGAAGCAGAAGAAGCGAGCCAAGGAAACCCGCGATGGTTAGGCCGATGTTGATGCCGATGGAATTAAGAAAATCTTTCATTGTATTCATTGGTGTATTGTTCGTCCCAGCCAAGGAAAGTGTGTACGCCTACGGGTTCAGGCCAAACCTCAAACTGCTCCCAATCTGCATCGGGTTCGTTTGTCCACAGCAGGTCCACGCAGTATTCAGCACTAACAACTGCGGGTGATATTTCCACGTCACCGCTTACAACTGCGGGTGTTGTAACGATATGCCCCAACTCAACGCAGGTGGCATCGGGTTGCGATAGCGTGAAGAAAGCCTCGAACTCGGCTTTTGTGTTCCATTTATATTTGCGGAAGGTAGCCATTACGTTAGTCGGGTGATTGATTCGAGCTGTTCATTCGATAGCCTTGTGGTGTAGATTGCGGCGGCGCGGATGCGGTCGTTAAGTTGAGAGCCTCCTCCACCAACGCTACCAAGTGTAATTCTATTTAATGATGCGCCAAATGTAAATGTACCGCTTGCAGTCAAAGCCGCTGCACCATTGACGCTTAAAGCAAAATCTCCTGATTTATAGGCAAACGCAATTTTTACAATTCCCGAAGTAAATGTTGCGCTTGATATACCAATCGTTCCTGAACTTGTCGTGGCAACTATTGAACCACGCATTTGATTACTTGTAAGTGAACGAATAATAATTCTGTTTGCGTTTACGCCATCATCAACTTCTAAAGTATATGTTTCTTTTGCCATATTGCGAATATCCACCTCCGCATAAATCGTACCCTCGGTTTGGCCTATCAGTCCACTAACAAGCGCCCCCGATGCGCTGATGACGTCTGCGTTGCGGCTTGCTGAACCTGTGGTTGTGGGGATGTAGGTGGTCGCTACGCTGCCGACTTCGAGTTGTGCGCCCCAAGCGTACATTGTTGCACCGCTAACTGATGCCGTTCCGTTAGCAGCGTCACTGATAGCAATGATAAAAGTAGAGCCGCCAGACACGACACTTGAGGCCGTAAATATGCAACGATACCACCCGCTACCATAATTCTGAATCGATGCAGTTCCGCCATTAACAGTGCCAATAACTGCTCCTGCGTTTAGGTCAAACCAAGCTGCCCTTGCTGCTGATGACACATTACCTATTCTAAAAATCCCGTGATTACCTGCTTTGGCAAAAACAGAAAACGTTGCTGCTCCCGATGCTATTGTAATGGTTTGCGCTAAGAAACTAACCGCCGATGCAGTTGAAGTAAACAAATCCGCATTAGTCGTTCCATCAGGAGCGGTGAATGCAGATGTTGAGCCTGTGGTTACAGTTATGTCAGTTTTGCTCCAACTTGCATTATCAAACTCCTCACTCTGAACGCCAAGATTCGTCCCACTCGCCTCGACCAACAAGCCGGGACACGACTGCCCCAGCCAATCGATGCGCGGCACTCCCGAAGCTACGCTCTCAATCAACCCGCTGCTATTGACCCGCGTCGCCGTTGTGTTGCGGCTCACGGCGAACCGCATCGTGCTGTCCTCGGCCACAAATGGAGGCACGTCTTGGTATAGGTTGCCAGCCTTGTAGAATTGCGGAACAATCAGCAGCGAAGGCGTCGATGGCAGACCTGCGTTGTAGGCATTAACACCCCGAGCTAACAAGCACGGAGCATCCTCAACGGTAGCGCCAGCAGCCTTAGCGCCTTCAAGCGCCTTGTAGAACTCCGACTTGTACGCGCCATTGTTGCCCAGCATCGTCGCGTTGGGGATAGCGTAGCCCTGGATCATAGCGCTTAGTCAGTATATGCAACAGCAGTGCCAGCGGCAATCGTGACCGCCTTAATCGTCAAGCCCTGTGGCGCACGCACAATCATACCGGTCTGCCATTGGAATGTAGAGTTGAAGCCGAGCACTGTCAACAGGTTGCGATCCAACTGATCCGTCAGCGTGCTGATCGTCGTGTTCGGCGTGTTGATGACCAGGAACTTGATGCGCTGATTTGTCAACGCAGCAGCGGTAGCTCCCGATCCACTCACACCCACAACTTGGATGTTGAGGCCATCAGCCATCATATCTTGGGTTACTGTACTCATAGCTTTGTGTTTATTGTAAATATACCTTAGGTAGGAATTTCACAAACTGAATGCCCCCAGGGGATGTCAAAACTTAGCGCAGCCGTCCACCCGGCTACCTTGTCATCCCTGGCTTCGACAAACCTGGTCAAAGCCACGCTCTCCTGAAGTGTCCATATCTCATCGGGATCATCCGTCAACGATGCAATGAAGTCCTGAGCCGTGCGCAGCTGATCGCTCAGCACCTCGTCTTCATTGTCAGTCCACCGGTAGACAACACTGCCGCTGATGGTGGCATCGAGACCACGCAGGTCTTCAACGCGATCCATCCAATAGCATTGCACTGTAAGCGTCAGCACGCCCCTCCCCGCCTGTGCGGAGATGACGTCAGCGAATACCAAGGGATAGGCAATCCTATCCCTGTCGCTGGTGCGTAGATTTATTACATTGTCCGTCCCGATTGCCAGCGGATCCCCGGTCCCGAAGCTGTTCACCTGGGGATGGTTTACCGCTCGCGTCATCAGGGCGTTTTTGATCTTTACCCAAGACATAGCGTGCCAGTTTTAATACGTTGTTTTTATGCGCTCCCATTAGCAATTATCACATCCATACCAGCCTTCGTCGCCCGTGCCATAGGGCCTATCCAAGCCGACACCACGCATCCGGTAGCCGCGATCCAGCACCATGCCCACGCGGTAGTTGGTCGCATTCGGGTAGATCGTGTCAATGGCCACGGTTGGGCTGTTGAACAGCGGGTAGTCATTACGGTTTTCCACCAGGTAGCGTGTCACACGCTCGCTGTACCACTCCGCATCACTCTTGGTGCGGTCCATCAGCCTGGTGATCTCATCGACATTCATCGCCGTGCTCTCCGTGCTACTCCGCCGATCCATACCTTTGTTCATATACTTAAAGGCTAACACCATTGGCAGCTCAAATTGCAGCCACTGAACGAGTGCCGGCTGAATGTAATCCTCCAGCAGCGTGGTGTTGAGCGCACTCACACTCTGAGCGATGATCTGCGCCTTGATCTCGTTGTACAGCGGCGATCCGATGATTGGCTGTATGCGCATCTCCTGCACCTTGATCAGCGTCGGGCGGATCTGCGTGTAGCTGACGTTTTCGTTAATGATGCTGTTCTCGAGCAGCGTCTGCTCGCTGATGAATAGTGCTTTGCTCATGGCGCTTCTGTTATTCTGTTTCCTTTGCGTATAACTATCACTTGCTCCCAGATATGGCGGCATTGCGGTGTGCGGATGTCCGCCGGTCCCGGTCTGCGATACCACCCACCCCTACGCGCCCACACGCTGTATCCCATGATCTGCGATATTTGGTTGATCTCATCCCTGGTGTAGACCTTGCCGCTCTGCGCCATCTGCAGCATGATCGTGCAGAACTCCCTGCTGGTCTTAATGTCTCTATTGCTGAAGCCCGGTGCCCAGGCGTAGCGATAGCGCATCTCCAGCGTTGGCACCTCCGTTGGCGCTGTCTCCTTCTGGATGGTGTCAATCACCCGGCGGATGGGATAGCGGTTCTTCTGCATCAGGTATGCCACCCTCTTGCGTATACGCTCACGGCTGACACCAAACTCCCGCGCCATCTCTTCCACCGTTGCATCTAAGTTCCTGCGCCGGTACTTGATGATTTTGTCATCCAGCTCTTTCTCTTCTTCATCCAATGCCGCAAACGCCTGCTTGGTGGCGTTGCTTATATCCTCTTCGAGCTTACCGGTGAAGTGTAGCGGCTGGCTGTGCAGGATGACGTAGTCGCTCTCCTGGCTGCCAAATGTCGAGGCTACGCGGTGCAGGATCTCGTACTCTTCGTTGCCCCAATCACACGTCGCATCCTCATAGTCCTCAGCGCTGAACTCCTGCTCATTCACGCCCAGGAATGCATCGACCTGCTCAGCACTCAACCCGAAGCCAGCACCCAACATCGTGCGCGCTTGCTCCAAGTTAATCTTGCCCTGGCCATAGTGTCTGACGATGCGCATCAAGTTCTGATACTGCCGCCCTGACAAGGTGCGTATCGCTTCGTTTATGGGCTCTGCGGTCGCTTCTATAGCAAGATCTCCCTCGCCCGGCTCTATCACCTCACCCGCTGTTTTTAGTGGCTCTAATCCCGCTTTTTCGCGGAGCTCATCAGGTGTCATAATGGACATTAGCGCCTGCTCCGATAGCTGCTCGGTGATCGGCTCAACAGGGATCAGCGTCAAGCCTTCAACGCCGTTGAACGATGCCAGGTAGTTGATAGTCCGCTCAATCCTCTTGATCCGATCCTGAACGTAGGTGTTGCGGAATAGCTCAAAGGCTTCCACCAGTTCCTTGCGCCCTCCGAGCTGGCCTTCAACACGAACGCCAAACAGCTGAGGATTGGTCACCCGGTGGCTGATAAAGATCTCCTGCTGCACCGTTTTGTTCAGGACTTCAAACTGCTTATCCATGTCGCTCGGCGTCAATGGCAGCATCGTTGGTGCCTTGGTGGCATCATCGTTGAAGGTGACAACAAAGCGGCCTGCGTTATCCGTGCCGCTGAACTTGCGCTTGATCTGCCGCTCAATGTCGACCTGCTCTTCGGGTGTTGGGATGCCGTTGTTGAAGTTAATCAGGTATCCGCCCCAGAAGTTGTTGCGCAAGTTGTTGTTGTGAAAGTTGGCAATTTCAACATCGGCCTCAATCCACGCCAAGCCTCCAAGGTACTCAGGCAGTGGGTAGTACTTCACACCAGCTGAATAGCAGCGGTAGTAGAACAGCTGCTTGCCGATGCGGTTCTCAGGATCAAAGGCAGGGATGCGCTCGATGTCCTCGACCTTGGGGAACTGGCGGATCATCTCTTCATTGTACCAGTTGGCGATTTGGAACATCTTCTCCTTCTTATCAACGCGCACACGCTCAAAGGCTACATGCTCCATCCTGGCAATCTGCCCGGATCGTGACCAGGTGACAGCAATGGCCATGCCGTTGAACAGCTCAAAGTCGAGGCACAGCTTCTGCGTGAGGTCGTTCAGGTCGTCAACTTCGTTGGCGTCGCTGATAAATTTCTCTTGCTTAGCCCTGGTCTCAAGGGTGCCTTGCTCATCGCCTTGCCATCCACCACCGATGATGTAGCCAACTTTGCCGTTGACAATGGCGTTGTGCTTTGAGCTGCGCCGGTACATATTGAGCAGGTAGTAGGGGTACTCATTCTCAACGCCGTAGCCGATGTAGTCGAGTCCAGGTTGCTCGACCATAA